TCACCTAATGAGTATTTATGGTATTGCATTAAAGCAAAGTTTGTCCTATAAAAACTCTCTAGGCTTTCATGTAAGAGGGTAACTGAAAAAAATCAGAAGCCCCTTGTAATAATAACTCATGCTCTACTCCCGATTTAGGGTTCTTGTATTTTATTTTGTGACTTATGATAGGCAACGTTTCAAAAAAATCTTTTAGTTTTTTGAATTGTGGCATAGTCAAGTTGTCAACAAACTGCTCAAGTTCTTTTGCTTCAAGGTCTGAAGTTTCAAACACTTCATCACCATTGTAAATCTGAGCAATACAATCCCTCATTAAATTAACTGTAAGGTCAATAATAGTCTTCTTATCCGACACTTCAATTATAGTAGGCACTTTCATTATCACACCGTAATCTTTTGAAAAAGGTATATGTGTGTCCACCTTTTTACTAAAGTCTGGTTTTACACTCTCAATATTAAAATCATAATCTACAACCTGTGTTTCATCATCTGGACATTTTAGTTTAAGTTGTACAGTTTCACCTATTGACTTTGATCTTATGTTTAACCATAACCATTCAAAATCATAAACTGGTAACTTTGTAACGTCAATACCATCTGTCAATACACAAGTTTGAACAGTTTTGATTAGTGTATTAACCATCTCCTGTTCTACATTGTTCTCTACAGACATCAATAAAATCTTTTCTTCTTTTACTAAAAATGGTCTGTACTTTACCTTCACACCGTTTGACAATATTAAGTCATGCTCAGGCGTCTTCATAAAATTAAGCATTATTTACTCCTTTAATATAATATATCACGTATGATTTTAGGGTCTGGCAGACCTTTCGGGAACACACGCCCTCCCGTTACTCGCCCAATAGGCAAATTTCTTCTTAACTTTTCATAGACTTGTCTACCTGCTCTACCTATCTCGTTACCTATACCAAATGGTAAGTTATCTAAAAAGTTAGTTTGTAATGCTGTAGTATTTGATCTATATTCTTCTCTATTTTTTTTGTTTCTTCTATTCTCTACATCCATACCTTGTCTTAAATAGTTCCATGCTGATGTAGCATAATTTCTATATGTAAATGTTACACTTGTTTTTACTAATTGATTTTGAGCGTCATATGACAATGGTGTAGAAGCAATAGTTTTAGGCCATACTTCGTACATCTGTACCTGATATGATGTGAAACCAGATGAGTCACCTAAACTCTTACGTATTGTTTCCCTATCTTTTACTGCGTCACCTGATGGCTCAAAGTTAGCAAGGGCTGCTGTAAATGATTTATGTAATGGTGTAATCGTAATCATACATGGTGTAGCATAGTCATCATAATAACCTACATTGTGAGTTATAGGGTCTACGATAGAGTTTTGCCATGCCTCAAAATATAATCGTTCATCATAGTTGACACTTGTATAAAATTCTAATGTAACCTCTTCAAAACTAACGTTCTTTGCTATCGCTCTTTTAGGACCATAGTATGTTTCGTTTACATCATCTGTAATTGTTTTACCTGGCAATGATACGTTAGAACAGAATAGATCCATTCTTAATTGTAAATTCTCTTTTATTGCACCTGCTAATCTAGCACTCTTTGCCATTCTAGCAGCAGCCTTCTTACCACCTGTAGGGTCAGCATAAACGTAATCACGTGGTAATGTTTTACTTTGTGGTCCATCAATCGTACATAGAAACTGCGTAGGTCTAGCCAACCCACCAGCACCTGTTAGACCTGATCTAAATTGATTGAATACAGAATTGTAATTAGATGATACGTTGTTGTATGAGAATCTTTTATTTGTTTCTGCTGTATTGAATTGTGGTTTACTAGGTGGTATACCTAATCGTATATCCATGTCACCTATTCTTTTACCTATACTAATTAATGACATTAAATAAATCTCCTACTATCTGCATAGACTTGTCCTTCAGACGCCTTTTTAAATCTTTGTACAGGTAGATAAATTGCTGTTGCAGCCTCGTCAGCATTTATTCTTAAAAAACCTGTCTGTACATATGCGTACAAATATTTCTTTATTGTTGGTTTTACTATTTTAACATTCTTTACATCATCATAGGCAACTTCAAATCTCGTATTCTTATCAAATCTTCCATCAGACGCTGTTGCCTGCATACGTTCTAATAGTTTAAATCTCAATAGAGGTGGCAAATAGTGAAAGTTCATACCCATAAACCCACCTGATATTGGTTCTAATGGCAACACTAATGGGAACACGTCATAATAAGGTAGAGTTTTTCTTAATTTAGGGTTGTACCCAAACAAGTTCAATCTACCTACGCTAGGACGACCATTTAGTTTGTTTTGTCTAAACAATTGTTTAGCAGTTGTGCCACTCGCTATTTTATTTACTTGCGTTCTATACCAAGTAGCAGATTTTTGAGCATCTCCTGCTCTTTGTTTGATTGTGTCAAATACACTTGCCATACTACTATTTATGTTGATAATAAATAGATTCTATGAAGAAGTTGAAGAATCCAGATAAACGCCCTTATTCAGGTATATACAAACCACTCAACCCACAGAAATATAAAGGCAATGTAAACAACATTATTTATAGGTCTAGTTGGGAGAAACGTTTTATGATTTATTGTGATAAAACTAGGGCTGTAATGGAATGGGGTAGTGAAGAAATAGCAATTTACTATCGTTCAGTTGACAATAGGCCACATAGATACTATCCTGATTTCTATATGAAAGTTAGACAATCAGACGGCACGTTTAAGAAGTTTATTGTAGAGATTAAACCTAAAGCACAAACACGTAAACCTAAAAAACCTTTACGTGAATCTCGTACTTATAAAAATGCGTTGGTTACTTATGAGAGAAATAGAAGAAAGTGGTCAACGGCGTATGCTTGGTGTATTAAACGAAACATGAAATTTCTGATACTAACCGAAGACCACTTAAAGACTTTTTAATAGTTTTGTGCCTGTTTTCTTACATTAACCTGACCATCTTCTAATGTAAAATTTGTAATATCATTTGTGCCAGATTTTCTCAAGGATTTATTATGACCTTTTTGAAATTTACTTTTATCTAAAAGTTCATCTTTAGAAATTGGTCTATCAAACATATCACTTATACCACCTGTTTTATTAGTTTGGTCATAAACTGCAAGATAGTCAATAAATTCTCTATCTGTACAAACTGATATTATTTTTTTATCATAAAGTTCTTTTAACATTTTTGGTAATCTTTTTAAAATATTATTTTTTCTTTTAATTAAAAAGTCACCTTTATTTTTAGAACCATAATAATGGTAACAATCATAGTTTTTCTTATTATTACCAAGTTCATCAGTTATAAGTTTACCTTCACTATCAGTTAGGTAAATATCTTTAGAATATTCATCTACCTCACTTGTTGCCAGTTTTTTAATAAATTCAACTGGGTTTTCAACTCTAATAAAAGTTTTATCATTATAGGTAGTAAATGTTTCTTTCAACATTTTCTGACCCTCAACTGAATTTTTATTAAGTATCAACATTGTCGTTATAACTAAATTTGTTAAGTTTGCAAATTTAGGTAATTTAACATTTGTTTCTTGTATATCAGATACCTGTTTTAATATTAATTTTAACATTTTATATTCTGACTTATCAAGTTCTACCTTCTTTGCATACAAGGAAGGTTTATCAAACCAACTTAACATTTCTGTTGAACTTGGAAAGTTTAACTTACTGGATGAATTATTAAGGTTTCTTAATAAATGTATAGTTTCTAATATAAATGAAACATAACCTGCCCTATTGTACTCATACTTTTCACTTGTACCTGTTACAACATTTTTAAATAGATTTTTCCAGTTCAATATTTCAATAATATCTTTTTTAATATCAAACTTTAATCCTGCAAACCATTTTGTCCACATCATTTCAGAATCAGCCCATTGTAAACCTTGGTTGATACCTACAACTAATGTAGCATAATCTTGCAACGTGCCTTTTGTGTATTTTAAAACAGTTATTTCTTGTGAGAGAAAAGCAGTTCTTTCATTTTCTGTTAAATCTTCAAATAAAAAATCACTTTTTGTATATTCTTCTCCTGTTTCTTCGTTAACAAAAGTGATATCCATTGTCCACTTAAATTCACTATTAAAGAAAGGTAAATGTGCTAAATAACCTCTACTTTGTCCATCAATAATAAAATATTCAGAGTCTTCATAATAGTTTATAATGTCAATACACTCTTGTAAAAAATTCTTTTCATCATCATCTAAGCACAATGTATGTGCTTCTTCAAATGAGTCTAAAAGTGATTTTTTAGATACTATATGAAAAGTTTGTGCTTTTGAAGCACCAGTGAATACAAAGTTTGACTCAAAATAATCTTTTATAACTTTATTATTCCATCTATGTTTCATCAATGCCCTTTGTATTAATTCTGGACATGATACAATTGTTTTGTCTGAAAGATTGGTATATAACCATTGATATGTAGCATTTGATACTTGTTCTACTTCAAGTATTTTTTTTATAGTTATCATTACGATACTCCTTATAGTTTAAAGGTCTTATGACCATTGATACTTTAAGTATATCATAAAATACGGCTTTTGTCAAGCTTTATTTTGGTATGTAAAATGAGAACAAAACGAGAACATTGTAGGGTGGCCCGAAGGCCACCCCTATTTGAGAAAGTGAGAGAGATAGATTATGAATCGTCTTCAGCTAGTTTACTAAAGTACGAAAGGTCATCGCTTTCGCTAGACGATTCAACTTTCTCTACCGAGTTGTTAGAAGACGTTGGTATGTCGTTACTGACAGGTGGGAGATCAATATCTTCTACTGACTCGGTACTTCTTTGTCCAGTAAGTGTCTTATTCAGTTTCTCTTTGAGTTCGTCATAAGACTTAAAGTTACTTGGATCAATGAAGGGCTTTAGAGCGTGTTGAGATTGCCAAATCTTGTTAATCTCATCATCAGTATCTTTTAATTTACTGACTGGCTCAAATTCTGATTTATCATAATTCCAGTAGCCATCTACCTTTCTGATTTTTAGTTTAAAGTTTGCACCTTCCCAAAAATCAAATGGGTTAACAGCCTTTTCATCTTCAAATGCTGGGTTCATTGCTTCAGTAATCTTATCAAAGATTTTCTTACCGAATTTAAACAAGAACACCTTGCCTTCATTCTCTGGATGTTTAGGATCAGATACTACAAAGATATTAGAATAGTAAGATAACTTTCTTTTTCTCTTTCTAGCAATTTCTTTATCGGCTTCTATGCCTGTATTCCACAACCTTGTGTTTTCTTCACTAACAGGATCCTTTTTGTTTAGTGTAGTTAAAGAGTTTTCAATATACCATTGACCACCTGGTCCTTGAAACGCATGGTTCCAGACTCTCTGCCAAGGCATATCTTCGCCTTCTACAGCAGGTAAGAATCTTAATACTGCGTAACCATTGCCAGACTTATCTAGTTCAGGTTTCCATAACCTGTCGTCTTGGTACTTGTTTTTCTTTTCGGGTTGTTCTATTGTGTTTTCTAACTTCTTCGTTAGTACGTCAAAATTTGACTTTGACTTTTTTAGGGCTTCTAATGCACTTGACATTGTATTTTCTCCTTGTATATATTGTTGTACGTATTTGTATTAATGTAAGTATTACTATTATTTATACTGGCAACATACTCAACCATTATAATATTGTATCACCATTTACTGATATTGTCAAGCAGCTGTGCTTGAGTAATATATGTTAAATTCTTCTCGTTTCCTAGTAGTTTTTGATTAGTTGTATTGTCATCATCTGCCTTGTTTACCTTATAAAATGACACTTTAGGGTTGTCTTTCAATACTCGTAACCACTCTGCTTCCCATACACCTGTAGGACTAGGTTCATAATGTGCTGATGAGTAGTTTTTAGTGCCTTTGTAAATGTTATTGAACATTTTTGTATCCGATCTCAAATCCATACCTATCATATACACTTCGTCTATTGTATCATACTTGCAAGCAATATAACCTGCTGTTGCACCAGCATGATATCCTGGGTCTTCCCATTCTTGTGTCTTATCGCCATCTGTGATCCAAGACACATAAATGTGGGTATTGTCAATATCTTTCTTATACTTCGTACCGTCTTCTTTTCTTATTGTTGCGTTGCCTTTTATTGTATGGGCATTCATAACATAGTAATTAGTTGGGCCTTTGTTCGTTATAAAACTATCTGCCTTGTCTTTGTCTTGTGTATGTAACATGCCTAGCACCATTGTATCATACATGAAGTTAGGACATTTAGTCCACTCTCTAAAGTAACAAGGTATCTTATGAGCAACACCCTTGTGATATATTTCGTGTGTCATTGTGCTGTCAACAGCAATCAATACATCTGGTAAAGGATTATCTCTATAGTAAGCGTTACAAGCATATATCTTACCATGCTTTTTTAATGTTGTCAAGTCAAAGTCCTTACGTGACTCGCCATTGCCTATAATAAATGCTCTTCTAATTGGTTCAATTGTCATGGTCTTCTCTTTCTAAAATATCTTCGCCATAATGCTGATCTAGTCATTGACACTACTGTAAATATCAATGCGATACCCATACTATCAAATATACTAGGGTGTAAATCAAACAATGGAAATATAAACATCTGTATTAGTATGGCCAATATAAAACCACTACCTACATCTATTACACTTTCAAATACATCGCTCATTTCTTTTTATTTTTTGTTATATGTTTGTAATCTACATATTGAGAACACCACTCGTAAAAACTATCATTATTAGCAGGCCAACATGCAGCAAAGACTCTGTCCTTACGTTGTGATCTGTATTCTTCTCTTACTTCTTGCTCTGTTAGTTTACGTTCTTCCATCCAACTCCTTCAGATTGTTTTCTTTCCATTCTTTAGTTGTTTCAGGCCTACCCCATTTATCTATTTCATCTGGTGTTCTACTACAACCCATGCAATAACCACTATCTTGGTCAATCGTACATATGTTTATGCACGGCGTAGGTACATAGTCATCACTCACACAAACACCTCTTTCATTATAAACTTACATTTAGTAAGGTTAAACTTAATAAAAGGTGATAATTTCTTTATTTTAAACGATTTTTCAGGCCAGATAACTGTTTCAGCAATCTCTTTGTCCCATCTTTTGACAAATGATAAAACTTTATCCAAGATGATGATTGTCTGTACTGATATTTTTTCAGATAGAAGTAAGCGTAGCAATCGTGGATGTTGCCCACTATGTACACGAAACAAATCATCAAACCGAATCCTATTATCATTAATGACATTAGAAAGTAATACACAATCCCCTCTAAAATTGTACGTAAAAGATTGATTATATTTTTTCCACTTGTTATAAGTTGTTTCTCCATCTGCTCTAACTAGATTACCTATCCATGTTTTTGAATTGTGAAAGAAATTAGATACAAAATAGTCTAGCATTTCTTCCTTTGTATATTTAGTTGTAAGTTTATGAAAAAAGAACCTGTCATTACGTTTTAAAAATGTATTAAATGTTGCATTAACTTTGGCATTGTGTTTGTAAAAATCATAATTAGAGGAAGTGAAGTGTAGTTTAATAGCCAAATATAATGTATAAGCTTCATAACTGTTCATATAGGTAAAACTGCGGTACTTGATTTTTCAACCATGTTCAGTTTTTGTGCCTCTTCTTTTATTTTTTCTTTAAGTGATTTGTTTATAAGTGGACCTACAGATGATAAGTCAATATCATTATCTTCACAGTATTTGATAACTGCATCCATATAAGGTATTCTTTGTTTCTTAACCATATCTTCTATGATTAAACCAAACTTTTTACTATTCATTAAATTCATACATTTATTATATCATTTGTGAATGATTTTGTCAAGCCTGTTTCTGTTACTCGGTACAGGCAAACCGTTTAGCAGTATTAAGCTGCCATCGCTAAATTGTTAGCATTTATAAGATGACTTTACGTTGTCAGCGACTAAACTCCAGTAAGTTTTA